AGCCATCAGCACATGCGACCCGTGCGCCGCCGCGGCGATGGCAATGACATTGTCCAGGCTCATCACCGCGTCGGCAACGACCACGGTGAAGACGGCGCGCAGCCACGTGTCGGGCGCCGCGACCTGCTGCTCGCCCTCGTCCTGCGCGGTGGCCAGCTTGACCGCGACGACGGCCAGCAGCACGGCGCCGATGGCCTTCAGATACGGCACTTCGAGCACCACGCCCAGCGCGCCGGTGAAAGCGATGCGCAGCACGACCGCCGCGCCGGCGCCGCAGATGATGCCCCAGCGCCGCTGACGTTCGGGCAAGGAACGGCAGGCCATGGCAATGACCATGGCGTTGTCGCCCGACAACAGAATATTAACCCAGATTATTTCGAGTAATGACAGGCCCCACGACCAGACGTCTGTACTGATGGCTGTCATGACGGAGGCTCCGGTTCGACAGGGCGACCCGACAGTAATTAACCCGAGATCATCGGGCCTCCAAGCGCACTATTGCAGTGACAGATCCCAACTGTCGGCGGTGGTCCCGCGACGGCAGCCGGACAACTGCCGGCTCATCACGATCGCCCCGGGCTGGAAATGGCCGGACACGTCGCGGGTGCGATAGGCCAGCAATTCGGCGGCGATGCAGTCGGCGGCCGGGGGGGTGCCGCGCGCCGGCTCGATCAGCAGCCCCAGCGTGCAGGCGGTGTCGCCGCCCGGCCGCGAATAGAGCAGTTGGCGTCGCGGCTGAGTCAGGCGGGTCGCGCTGTCGGCGTAGCGGTAGACGCCGCGTGCAAGGCGTTCGAAGCAGTCGGGCCCGATCAGCGGGGCAACCTCGGCCAGCAGACCACGGATCCTGGTCATCGCCGCCTCGGTTCCGACCGGCGGCGGATTCCACGGCGCCCCGACGGCAGGATCGGTGGTCATGACGGCCGCGGTGCCCGGCCGCGGTTCGGCCAGCAGCAGCGTTGCCGCCTGGGCCGGCGTGTACCGATAGAAATAGATCAGCCCGCCATCGATCGCCCGGCAGGCATCGCCGACATCCTCGCCGCCCTTGCCGGCACAGAACGTCGCCAGCGTCCGGGCCGGCGCGTCGCCGCGCTGGGTGGCGGCGGTCATGGTCAGCCGAACGGTGTAGACATGGAAATCGCCCTGGTCGCTCTCTTCGATCGGCTGCTGCTGGATATAGGCCGAGCGCGACGAATCATAGCGATGCTGGAATTCCTGGGCGAGGTTCTTGACCGTCAGCCGCCGCCCCGCGGGCTCGCCGGGACGCGGCGGCGAAGACGGCAGCGGCTCGGGATCGCCACCGCAGGCGCCGAGCAGAATGGCAACGACAAGGAACGGAACGCCAGAACGGAACATCGACGGTTTCCCGGCCGGGAAGGGAGTTTGCGAAAACGGCAGGCCGGCATGTCGGTTCCCGACGCCGGCCCGGGCGCACAGCACTTAACATCGTTCGCGCCGGCCGCCCACCGTTAAGCGCGGGGCGGCGATTGACCCACATCGATGTTCACTATATGTTCAATACCACCTGCGGGAGAGGGATTCGCCTGTTGCGGCATCCCGATGCTGTCGCGGCCTGAACCCGCGGTTTCCCGCGGCTTTCAAAATCCGACGCACAAAACCCGACGTTAGACGGACAGGCGCCCCCTTCCCGGGATGCCTGGACGACACCCCATGCGAGGAGCCCGATGACCCATCACGACGCGACCAGCGCGGCGCGCTTTGCCGTGCCCGAAGACCGTATCGAGGCGCAGACCAATCTGGAGCTGGACGCCCTGGAGATGGGGCGGCGGCGATTCCTCGGCAGCTTCGGCAGGGATGCCGAACGCGAGGGGCTGGGCAACACCGGCATCGTCCGTCCCCTGCTGGCCGCTTCGGTACCGGATGTCGCCGATGCCCTGGAAGCCATCCTGGATGGTTTCACCAACAAGGCACCGCGCGCCCGTCAGCCCGCGGCAATCAGCGCACTGCAGGGGTTCGAACTCAGCCACGCCGCGGTGGCCGGGCTGACCTGCGCCCTGTCGTCGGCGGCAACGGCCGAGCCCCTGGCCCTGCTGTCGGAACGGGTGGGCCAGCTGATCGAGAACGAGATCTGGCTGGACGCCTGCCGCGAGGCGGATGCCGCGGCGGCCGAACGGATCGCGACCCGTGCTGCTCGCAACGGCGCCAGCACCAGCCGCCGCAAGGCGATCAAGGCGATGGCCGGCAAGGCCGGTTTCACCTGGGAAGAATGGGACCGGCCCAGGCGGGCACGCGTCGGCAGCTTCGTCATCAATGCCGTGCTGAAGGCTTGCCCCGACATCTTCGAGGTTCATCGGCTGCGCGACCAGCGCATCATCCGGTTCACCGCCGATGCGGCCCGCATGATCGCGCGCAACATCGAGACGGTCTCGTGGTGCCAGCCGACCTACCAGCCGATGGTGGTGCCGCCGCGCCCCTGGGAAGGCATGGACACGGGCGCCTATCTGACCGAGCGGATGGCCCGCACGGTCAAGCTGGTCCGCACCCGCAATCGCGAACACCGCCGCCAGTTGAAACCGTCGCTGGCCTCGGACCGCGCCGCGCCGTTGCGCGATGCCGTCAATGCCATCCAGGCCACGCCCTGGCGCATCAATCCGGTCATGCTCGATATCGTCGAGGCGATGGTCGATCACCCCGTTCCCAATTCGGACATGCCGGGTCAGGCCGTCAGCGCGCCGCCGCGGCCGGAAGACTGGGACGCGCTGCCCCCCGAATTGCGCAAGGCCTGGCGGATCGAGGCGGCCCGCACCGCGCAGATCAATCGCGAGATCGCCGGCCAGCGGGTGGTGTTCGCCCAGGACATGGCCACGGCGCGGGCGATGCTGGCCAACGGCAACCGCTTCTGGATTCCCCACAACCTCGATTTTCGCGGCCGGGTCTATCCGGTCCCGCATTTCAATCCGCAACGGGGCGACAGCGTGCGCTGCCTGTTCGATTTCGCAGACGGCGTCGCGCTGGGCGCCGACGGGCTGTACTGGCTGGCGGTGCATCTGGCCAATTGCGGGGACTTCGACAAGGTCAGCAAGAAATCCTTCGGCGACCGCGTGCGCTGGGTCGACGATCACCTGGACGACATCATCGGCATCGCCCGGGATCCGCTGGGGCGCATGGCGTGCTGGACCGGCGCCGACGCACCCTTCCAATTCCTGCGGGCCTGCCAGGAGTATGCCGCCGCGATCACGTCGGCCGATCCGGCCGCTTTCATCTCGCACCTGCCGGTCGCCCTGGACGGATCCTGCTCGGGCCTGCAGCACTATGCCGCCAGCCTCAGGGACATGCCTGGCGCGCGGCTGGTCAACCTGGTGCCGACCGACATCCCCGGCGACATCTATGCCGCCGTGGCGGCGGCCGTGCGGCTGCGCATCGACGCCGACCTGACCCACGACGACGCCGAGACACGATCGATGGCCGCCCTGTGGTCGGGCCGGATCGAGCGCGCGACGGTCAAGCGGTCGGTCATGACATTTGCCTATTCGTCCGAGGAATTCGGTTTCCGCCAGCAGATCATGGAAGAGACGATGCGGCCTTTGTCGCGCCGCATGTCGCTCGGCGAACTGGCCGAGCATCCCTACGGCGCCGACGGTGGCTGGAAGGCGGCGGGATATCTGGCACGGCTGGTCTGGCAGGCGGTCAACGAGGTGGTGTCGGGTGCCGGGGCCGGGATGGCGTTTTTCAAGAGCGTCGCGGGGCTGCTGGCCCATGAAGCCAAGCGACTGAGCTGGACCACGCCGCTGGGGCTTGAGGTCATCCACGAATATCCCGAATGGGATCACAAGGAAATCGACCTCTATTTCCTGAACACCACGGTGCGGGTGGCCGAGATGGGGCCGCGCGACAAGGCGGTGGACGGCTCGGTCTACAGCCGGGTCCACGCCCTGCTGCGCACCACCCCGACGACCCGGCTGGACAAGGCCAAGCAGAAATCCGCCGTCGCACCCAACGTCATCCACAGCATGGATGCCTCGCACCTGCTGATGACCGTGCTGGAAGCCGCGCGCCGCGGGATCGGCCACTACGCCCTGATCCACGACAGTTTCGGGACGCATGCCGGCAACACCACCCGATGGTCGGTACTGATCCGCGAAACCATGGTGCAGCTCTACGAAAGCTTCGACCCCTATAGGGCGATCCTGGACGCGGCCCAGGCCGCGATCTCGGACGCGGGCCGGTCGAAGCTGCCCCCCCTGCCCGCCCGCGGGACACTGAACCTGCGGGACATCATCTCGGCCGAATACGCCTTCGCCTAGGCCCAGCCCTGCCATCCCGACATACAGAAGGAAGCTTTCCGATGACCGGTTCACCGCAACACCGCGCCCCTGCCCCCACGATACCGCCTGCCATCCTGTCTCCCGCCGCCGGCCTTGTCGTTCCGCCGGGCGCCTGCGCCTTCGGCGTGACGCTTGCCAATGTCGACGTTCCCCTGGCGCCGATTCCGCCGGCCAGGGTTACCGAGGCCGACATCTATGAGGATGCGTTGGTCATCTATGCCGGCGATCAGCCGATCGTGTCGATCGATCCGGCATCGGCGGTCAGGCTGGCCGAGAAGATCGTCGAAACCTATCGCGTTTCGGCCTGAAGACGATGGCCACGAATATAGGACGCGGATCCTCGGCCCCGGCATCCCTGGCCGCATGGCGGGCCAGGCCCGATCATGAACGCCAAGCGATCGCCGACCATGTGGCGCGCGTGATCCATGCCCGCGATCGCACCGACAGCTTTGCCGCCGCACGGGCACGCTCGTGCCTGCTGAACAACAGCGCGGTACCCGCCGACATCCTGTCCGACCGCGATATCGACGCCGCCCCGCCGGCGGTGCGTCGGCTGCTGCGCCGGCGGGGCGGGCGCTGATGCGGTCCGACGCGGCTGACCAGCATGCCATCGTCATCCAGCTGGGGGCCGCCATGCAACGCACCCGCGACCAGGCTGCCGCCGGCTGGACCAGGAACCTGGCCAGGCAATGGATCGACCTGAAGCGACGCCGCGACACGCTGATCGGATCCCTGCGTTCCGGGATGCGCGTCGCGAACGGCTGACACCCGAGATCATCCGCAGAGAGGGAGTGAAGAATGACATTGGCCAACCATGGGGCGAACCGGATCAGCCCGTCGGGACATTGCGCGGGCTTCGGTGCGCCGGCACGCGAGACCCCGGCAACCGGCGATGCGCCGGACCTGGCGATCGTCGTCACGACGGCCTTTCACCACCCGTTTGCGGCCGCCTCCGATTTCGCCTGCCGCCACCTGCCCGCCATTGCCGAGGCCGCCCAGCGCGGCTTCATCACCACCCGCGATGCGACGGGCGGCTTCGGCGGCCCCTGGCAGGCGACGATCGCCGGCGAACGCGCCTTCGACCTGTGACATGTGCATCCAGGACACAGCGATGACCGACACGGGACAGCCCCAGCAGGCCCGACACGATCGTCCCGCGCGTTGCAAGCCATGCGGCGGCACCGGCGCCGCCGACATCTTCGCCATGGATCCGTGCGATGCCTGCCGGGGTACCGGCCGGCACGCGGACGCGGCGTGGCGCCGACCGGCATCGGCAGGATCATGAGACTTCCCGGATCGGTCAGGGTCGGCCATCGCGCGGTCCCCGTCGCCCTGCGCCGTTTCGACGATCCCGCCGAATACGGCCAATACCTGCTGCATCGCGACCGCATCGAAATCAACCAGTCTCTCGGACCGTCGCTGCGGGCCAGCGTGCTGGTCCACGAAATCCTGCATGCGATGTTTGCCACCGCGATGATCCCGGTCGACGACGCGACCGAGGAAACCGTGATCCGCGCCCTGACGCCCCAGATCCTGGCGCTGATCCGCGACAACCCGCGGCTGATCGCGGCGCTGGCCGCCCGCTGAACCGGCCGATCTTCGGCCGGCGAAATCGGTGTCGCGACAAAACCCGACGTTAGACGGAACGCTGCCTCCCCGTGACCCGAAGGCGGCTTGCCCATGCACCAACAACGGAAGGACGCCGCACCGTGCCCCTCGAAAGCGCGCAATACATCTCGCAGCTGAACGCGAACAACCCGGCACCGACCGACCCCTCGGGCGCGGCCGACGATCATCTGCGCCTGATCAAGGCCGCCGTGAAGGCGACCTTCCCCGGCATCACCGGCGAGGTCACGGCGACCCACGGCCAGATCAACGAACTGGCCGGCATTCTCGAAGACATCAGCGGCCTTCAATCCACCGTCGGGGGGCTGTCGTCCAGGCTGGTCCCGACCGGGGTCATCCTGATGTGGTCGGGCACCGCCGATACCGTCCCCGATGGCTGGAAGCTGTGCGACGGCGCCAACGGCACGCCCGACCTGCGGGACAAGTTCGTCATGGGGACAAGCGACACGGCCGCCGCCGGCTCGACGGGCGGTGCCACGACGGCAAACCTGACCACGGTGGAAGCCGGCGGGCACACCCATGCCGGCGTCACCGGCGACACCACGCTGACCGTCGCCCAGATCCCCCAGCACGACCATGTGACGGCAGGCACCGGATCGACGGGCACCGCGATCAGGGCCGACGGCAACAACCTGGGCAACACCAACAACTATTCGCTGCAGACCGGGGGCGGCGGCGGCGAATTCCGGTCTGACAAGATCGGCGGCGGCAATCCCCACAACCACACCATCGCCCTGGACGGTGCCCATACCCATACCGGCAGCGTCACGGTGCCCAGGCCGCCCTACATGGCCCTGTGCTTCATCATCAAGTCCTGAGGAACGGGGATCATGCCGCTCGTTTCGCTCAGGGGCCTCGGCCAGGCCGGCCTGGTCACCGATCTGCCCGCCGTCGACCTGCCCCTGCCCGCGCTGACCACGGCCCGCAACGTCGTCTTCCGTGACGGGGCCATCCGCCGCTCGCCCCTGTTCCGCCGGGCCCTGCATACCGGATCGATGCCGGCGGCCCCGCAGGGCTTCGGCACGATCACGCCGGCGGCCGGGTTCGACCGCCTGATCGTGGTCTCGCAGGGCGGGGGCTACGTCACGATCGACAACGGCCACGTGATCGACGCGAACCCGGACCATTACGACCCGGCCAGCGCCCCGGTATCGAGCGCCGCCGTCAGCTTCGCCAGCCATGGCGGCACCTGCGTCATCAACCGCGCCGTCGAGGTGCCTTATTATCTCGACGCCGGTTCCCAGCGGTTGCAGCCGTTGCCCGGCTGGGACGACAACTGGCGCTGCGCGGCCCTGCGCTCCTACAAGGATTTCCTGGTAGCCGTCGATATCGCCAAGGGCGGGGCACGCTTTGCCAACACGGTGAAATGGTCCGACATCGTCGATCTGTCCCGGGGACCGGTGCCGCAAACCTGGGCGGAAACGGTCGTGACCTACAACGAAGTCACCAAGCTCAACGAATCCAGGGCGACGTCGGCGGGGGAAAATACGCTCGCGGGCCTGGCCAGCCCACTCGTTGACGCGGTGGTGCTCAAGGATGCCCTGATCCTTTACGCCGTGGGCGAAACCTGGGTGATGTCGTATGTCGGCGGCAACGACATCTTCCGTTTCGATCCGTTGTTCGAACGCCGGGGGGCGCTGAACACCAACGCCGCCATGGGGCTCGACGGCCGCCACTATGTCTTCGGCGACCAGGATCTGTGGTCCCATGACGGCGTGTCGGCGCAGTCCGTCATCTCGGGCCGCATCCGCAACCGGGTCTATCGTCATCTCGACCCACGCAAACGCGACCGCGTGTTCGTCACCACGGACCGGGCGCGCCGGCTGGTCTATTTCTGCTATCCCAGTACCGAAGCCGGCCTGAAGTTCGCCGCGAACCGCGGCTGCAACGTGGCGGTGGCGCTGCAACCGGATACCGGGGCGGTCGCCGAAATCGACCTGCCCGATGTGGTCGCGGGCCAACCTGCCAACGTCAACTGGGCCCCGACCTACGACAGCGAGACCGGAACCTACGATACCGATCCGCTGGACTATGCCGACAAGGGCGACACCTTCGATAAACCGCAGGTTTTCCTGACCGCGGCAACGCTGCTGGTGATGGACGAGGCCGGCGAGGCGGCGATGCTGCCGGGCCTGGAAACGTCCGCCGACGACAACGGGGCGCCGCTGGTCGCCCGGACAGGCCTGTCACTGGCCGACATGGCGGGGCTGGATGCCTACAAGGTCTGGCGCGAGATCAATCCGCTGATCGAACTGGAGGACCAGGCGGACGCGGTGGTCTTTCGCTTCGGGGCGGCCCCCTGGGTCTCCAGCCCGACCGCCTGGGGGCCCGAGATGACCTTCAGACCCGCGCAGCACCGCCACCTCAACTCCCGCGTCGGAGGCCGCATGCTCGCCTATGAATTCCGTCCGTCCGATCCGCTGCGGCCATTCTGCTTCAGCGGGTTCGATTTCGACCCCCAGCCGCTCGGCCGCCGTGGCTGACCCCGCCGTCACCGCCCGGCCATCCATCGGTTACAGCAAGGGCCTGCCGCCAGCCTCGGCTGCCTCGCAGCCGGGTTACATCCAGACCGAGCTGGGCAAGATCGAACGGGCCAGCCGCGACATCATCGGTGACCTGACCGCGCGGGTCGCGGCGACCGAAGACAAGCTGAAGGCATTGATCGCGGCCGAGGCTAAGGCGCGCGAAGAAGGCGACCAAGGCAGCGCCAAGCGGGCCATCGAGCTGACCAGGTCGCTCAAGCTCGAGCTGGGCGAGGTCAAGGCCGCCATAGAACGCGAGGAAAGCGTCCGCGTCACCAATACCGAGGCCGTCGCCAGGGTCATCGAACGCCTGCGCGCCTCGATCTCGGACGGCCTGGTCCGGTCGCGTGCCGAGATCACCGACGAACGCCTGGTGCGCGCCAGCGCCCTGGAAGCGCTGGCGCGCCGGGTCGAGAGCATGTCGGCATCCTTCGCCTCGTCCCAGGGCCAGGCCAATGCGCGCATCCAGACCGAGGAAGAGGTGCGGGCATCGGCCGTCGAGGCGGTGGCGACCCGCACCAGCACGCTGGAAACCGAGGTCTTGACCGGCCCCGGCGCCCTCAAAAGCCGGATCCAGACGGTCGAGAGTTCGGTGACCAACCTGCAGGGCACGACGGCCAGCCGCCTGGCGACGCTGGAGAGCGAGGTGATCACCGGCGGGCCGGGGTCGATCAAGGCTCGCATCGCCAACCAGGAAACCACCTTTGCCAACTATCAGGGCGCCCAGGCGACGATCAATCAGACGCTGTCGGCGCAAGCGACGGGCGAGATCGGACCGCTGGCCGAAACCAAGGCCCTGGCAGCCTCGATCAATACCGACCTCAAGACCTGGGCCAGCCTGAGCGGCGCACAGGCGGGCGCCAGCTTCATCCAGGCCCTGACCTCGAAATTCGGCGACGTCACCGGATCGATCACCACCGTCGCGCAGACCGTCTCGGGCCTTGACGGCGTCTCGCAAAAATACGGCATCACCCTCAACGCCAACGGCCATGTCACCGGTTTCCAGATCCTGAACGGTTCGAGTCCCGGATCGTCGGAATTCTTCATCGCGGCCGACAAGTTCGCGATCGGGTTTCCCCATACCGCCCTGGTGCCGTTCCGGTTCGAGAACGTCCTGATCAACAATGTCTGGACGCCGACCCTGACCGTCGACGGCGTGATCAGGGCGAACAAGATCGAGGACAACGCGGTCAGGACCAACACGATCCTGCCCGGCAGCGTCACCAACGCGGTCGGCGCGGCCGGCAACTACGCCCCGCCGATCACCACGGTGGGCGGCCCGGTGCTGGTCATCGCGGTCTGCAAGGCGCCGCTGATGTTCGTGGGCGAGAACCCGGTCGAGACCACGGTCCTCCTGCAGCGCAATGGCGGCACGATCCAGGCCCGCACGGGCGCCGGCCACATCTCGTTCCTGGCAATCGATACCCAGCCGCCCGGCAACTACACCTACAACCTTTTCACCTCGGCGGTGTCAGGCATTTCCGAGGCAACCATCGCAGTCATCGAACTGCGGAGATAGGAGGTCCTCATGTGGGGGGCGATCATTCCAGCCGCCGCGAGCATCGTCGGCGGCTTGCTGGGCAGCAAGGGCAGCTCCAGCAGCCAGACGGTGAACAAGGAACCCTGGGCTGCCCAGGCACCCTACCTGACCGCAGGTTTCGGCAATGCCCAGAACCTGCTGAACCAGAAGCAGAACACGCCCTGGTACCAGGGCCCGCTGACCGCCGCATGGAATCCCACCCAGCAGGCGGGCGTCGACTATACCACCGGCT